CTAGTTAGTGAAGCAGGTAGTAATTTTATTGATGCTTCCATTACTACTTCTGCTACCACTAGAATTTTAAATAATGTAATGCCTACTAATATTCATTACATTGTATCTCATTATGTTGAGAAGGTAGGGGATGCATCAAACCCCCACATTGTAAAACACTTCTTAGAAATAGATAATGTTTCATATACAGGGTCATCACCTAATATTAGTGGTAAATTTAGATTAATGAGAATTGCTGAAAATTGCTTTTATGATTTTACCCCTAATAAAATAAACTTATTTACCTTAAATAAAGCCTACACTAAAATATCAAGAGAGAATAAGTGTTACACTTCAATTAAGAAATTTAACAGTTATACTGAAGGAGATATATTTTACAACGATGATTCTATTTTCAATGAGGCTGCCCTTTCTATGTATCTACCGGTAGAAATAGATGGAAGGGATAGTGATTATATTATCAATAGAGATAATTCAGCCCTATTTACTGCAAGTGGTACAAACAATACTTTCGCTAATAATACAACATATAGAATGTTTCTAACTGATGGTCATAATAAACATAATACTTCTATGACAGTTAATAATAATGGAAGCCGCACTTTCCTTACTTTTGGTATTCATAAACAAATTAACGGATTAGCCTCTCTCGGTTCAGTATTCACAATTGATATTTACAAGAAACCTACTATTACATCTAATAGATTGAGTATTGGTACAACCTTTAATGTAGTCAATGAAGTAGAAGATATTGTTAATGATATTCTAGAAACCAACGATATTACATATACTAAATCTGCTGACACTAACAGATACTATGAAGCATTTAATCTGCAAAAGTTAGACCTATACAACGCTTGTAATTTTGTCGCAGGATTTAAGGATAGAAAATTATCAGTGGATGGCTCAGCAATTAAACTTAAAAGTAATATTGAAGATGGAGATTTTACTAACATCTCTATATCTGATAAAGATAATAACCATGACATTACTCAAATTAAAACAAATGTATCGTTATTCGACCATTACAATCAAGTTACAGTATATGGAGATGGATTTAAAGGTCTTTCTAGAGATGCTTCTCATCAAAGGGAATATAACACAGTAAAGGAATTAATAGAAACAGACCTGACTCTTATATCTCAATACTCAGTAGACCGTAGGGCACAGACTTTACTTAAATTACACTCCGAAAACAGTATAGGTATTTCCTTTAATATATCCTCTACCAATACTGAATACTTAACCCCTGGCCAAATCATCCAATTAGAATATGAAGGTAATGTTGATAGTGAAAATAAAACTATACCCATAGATAACTATATGGTGTTAGCAATTGACTATCATTTGACTGAAATGAAAAGAGTATTAGTGGGCAAGTATGATGAGAACCTATCCCAACGGATTGCTGAGTTAGTGGCAGCAGGCAAAAAAATTAACTCGGCTTTGGTAGGTAGGGATTTCGAGGAGCAATCATTTTTAGCACAAGGCTTTAACAACCTTAAAATAAGAGAATTGAAGATTAAGATATTGAAGAATGCGAATGTGGTAGGCGGAGCGAACCTGTTAGGCTTTAATAACTTGTTAGGATTCAATACATTATTAGGGTTCAACAATCTAACTACAACCACGACAGTAGAATTGGAGGAAGATTTAACATGACCGTAACAGAAGGAGCAAAGACTAGAGTTAAAGACCATCTAAAGTTAACATATTTGTATATGGGGTTGGGCGCAGGTGGCGACTCCACTAACCCGAATGCTACTGATTTAGACAGCCCACTTAATGCAGCAAGGGTTTCAGTCGTTGCTGCTGAGTCGGGTACATCATCAATTGACTACAAAGGAACTTTTGACGGCTCCAACTTCACAGGACAGACCATTAAAGAGGTAGGAATTTTTGACGCCTTGACGGGGGGTAATATGCTATCAAGAGTTAACTATGCTGGTATTGGGCCCGTGACAGCAACAGATACATTTGACATTATTATAACAATGGAAGTGGAATGAAATGGTAAATTATACGAATAGAGGAAAGATAACAGCGTTGGCCCCGACTGATGGCGGAACAGGATTAACAGATGGAACAGACCATATACATACAGGGTTAATAAAAGCCCTTCATGGGATTGCTCCGGGAAATTACCTAATGGAGTTTGGTAATTTTCAACAGGTTGCAGGAAGTAGCAGAACCCGATTCGGATTTGATGGGGCGGCCACGACAATTAAACTTATGAGAGATGGTAAGTATGTTAAAATTATTACTGATATTAATGCTGAAATTACTGCGCCTCATGGTACAAATGATAGGTATGACTTGGTAGTTATTAACAGTTCTGATGCAATAGCCATTAGAGCGGGAACTGACCATGTAACTTCACCTAGAGTCGGAGGGCTATCTTTAGGAGATATTCCTGTTGCTATGGTTAAAGTGGAAGGAGGTTCGGGAGTTAATATCACTACAAGAGAAGTACAAATGTATTCATTTGATAAGGCTGAAAACTCACTTAGTATTGCTTACAATGGTGGAGGTACAACCTATACTGAAACAATGTCTATTTATGGGGATGCTGATAGAACCATTTTCCTAAACAAAGTAGCAAATGCTGATTTTAGATTCATATTAGCGGATAATACTACTGATGAAAAATTTGAAATTATGACCGATGATGATGCTGATGGATTATTCACTCCTATTAGTAGTGTCTTTTCAGTTGATGGATTAGGAGCAACTACAATTAGTGGTTCTATAACAGTAGGTGGTAATATAATCAAAGCCTCCGATGGCGGTTCTACTATCACAATGGACACTTCAGATAATGTAACTATTGCAGGAGATTTAACAGTAGGCGGTGGCGATATTACTTATGGTAATGGACAAGATGCAACATTAGGAGTTACTGCTACTGCACATAATACAGCAGGGAAACCTCTATCGCTTTCAGCAGGAACCACAACTGCTGGAACTACTGATAATATCGCGGGTGGGAGTTTAACTTTCAAGGGGGGTCAAGGTAAAGGCTCGGGCGTAGGCGGCGATATAATATTTCAAACTGCTGGGCGAGGTATTTCTGGTAGTGCTCTTAATGCTCATGCAACTGCTTTAACAATTAGTGATAATTTAACTGCTACTTTTGCAGGTGATATTACAGTAACAGGTAATGATATTACATTTGGTAATGGGGCTACTGTTGTAAACACTAGTTCTTCTCTTCTTACAATTACAGAAGCAACAGTTACAGCATCTGCCGCCCTTACTGCCGGTACAAGTGTAAGTGCTCCTGCTGTTACAGCAGCAACATCTTTATCTTCCGATACACAAACAATATTATCACCTTTAGGAACGCCTGTTATCAGCAGTGCGACCCCCGGCACACTATTAACCATGAATAATTACCAATACTTAGAAGTTTTACCTGCGGTAGCCAATTTTTATCAATTGTTCGATGCTGGCTCTTTACCAACCGGTACTACAATCACATTAAAAAACTTAAGTGCTGTTGATGCATTAGTCATTCCAACAGGTGCTAATGTAATTGATGCCGGACAAGTACCGGCTGCTGTACCGGTAGGAATTACTATTGGTGCTAATCAAATTACTTTGCCCGGATTAAGGACTGTTACATTAATGAGTTATGCTGAAACTGCTGTTGCTTTGGCTGACCCAACTTTAGCATTTGGATTTGTGGGTGCTCCAATATGGTTAGGAAGTACCGGTTGGCTAATAGTAGGAATGTTTTGATTCGCATACTTTAAATATTAACCTGATATTAATATAAATTAACAGGGGTAGTCTAATGGGAAAAGAGTTAGACGAACTTTTAGATAGCGACCAAGATACTAAAATTAATTGGCTAATAGGTCAAGTTTATGAAATACGCTACGAAATAAATACAATTAAAGATAATCATTTATTTCATCTTGATGAAGAAATAAAGTTATTAAAAAGAAAATTTTACTATATTAGTACTGCAGTAGTGACTATTTTAACAGGTCAGAATATATTAATGTAGAGGGTTAAATTGACTTTAGAAGAAGTATGTATTGGTATAAACAATTACGAACAATGTATGCCGTATACTATATTTATTTGGGCTATTATATTTGACATTGTTTTTTACATCGCTATGTTCATGCTAAGTTACGCTGTAATCAATAAGATTAAACTGAAATGGAATGCTAGGAAATCTCGTAAAAAAAATCAAAAGTTATCTCGCATAAAATAGTGAAAATTTACGCAAAAAAAAGGCACTGCCCCATAAGGACAGGCCAATGTTTTTATTACCATTTGACAGATAAATCAATATGTTCATTATTATCTTCATCGTAAAACTTTACTATACCTTTATCGCAACCATACTTCCACAGGTCATAGGTTAATTGGGTATCTTTGATACAATATTCAATTACCTCATCATACTTTTCTGCTCGCCATTTAGCAACAGATTCAATGCCGGACATTGATTTAGAATCATCTAAAGTACACTTTACTAAATTATCTAGATGTACTCTCTTACCTGATTCCTTTGTAACCAATGCGCTAGTATCTATACACCTGCTATCTTTCTCTTCAAGGTATTTCCTCACAATGTAAATATCCATAGCATCTCTTAACACAGGTAAATCAAAGGCTATGATATTATGGCCTAATAACTTACCGCCCTTTTGAAAGTGGTCGTCTAAATCAAACTTTAACTCTCTCAAGGTTTTAATATGCATTCCATCTGATTTATTTAATGAATCAGTTAACGGGGCATCTGTATAAATGCACCCATTCTTACCATCCCAAGTTACGGCACAGGCCACTTTAAACAAGTGTTGATTGTGCCATCCTCCTATTTCATTACTCAAATTTTCTGTTTCTATATCTATACTTAATACACTCATTCTTCTATCTCCTTTAATTTAACATATGTTCTATTGGTTCTCTCTTCATTAAATAAATGTTTAACATCATCCCATCCACGATAAAACTTATTCCTTCCACACTGCATATGTCGTCTATACTGTTCAATCATTGACCGCTTGTCGACCCATCCTTCAGTACCCTTGACCGTGTGCTTGGTTAAACTACTAGCATTAAAGGCATCTATAAAGCCCTTTTCCTTACTCTTATCTGCTATACGGCGGGGCTTCTTTTTTAACTTATCTGAAAACCATGTAATAATACTGTCAAAAGATTCATCTGTTAACTGTCTGGCTTGGTTAATATGGTTAGCCGTTACAACAGCACTCCGTTCAGAAATCGCACAAAGGGTAGCAGTTATACAAATATTATTAATAGTATTCATTAGGAATGTATTCAGCGCATCATAGGTATCATCATTAAAATCATTCATGTATTTCCTCATACCTCTCCAAACTGTCACAAGACGCTTTTGGGCTTCATTGGAAAATACTACTACTTTCCTTTTATCCCCTCCTACCTCTTCAAGTCTATTCTCTAACCATCGGTAGTTACTATAAATCATATCCGAGAACTCATCTGCAAACTTAGCCGACCCTTTATCATCTTCTATTATGGTTCCTACAAGAGCAAGGTAATCATCTTCCATTTGGCGTTTAAGAGATTCTGGAACTTCTCTAACATACAACCACATACGCTGGAATACACCTTTAGTTAGGATTACTCTCTCAAGACCTTCCGGTGGTAGAGTTGTAGCCCATAGTGACCTTTGTGAATCAACCACTAAATCCTTACCCCATTCTGTTAGCCTCTTTTTAATTAAGTGGGTGTCCGAATCTAACCTATTCATAAACTTTTGAAAGAGCATAACTGTTTCTTGTTTATGTTGGGTTTCTTTGAAGATGCCCGAATGTTCAAATTCATCAAAGGCAATAATCCCCGAACCATATAGAGCCCCATATATTGTTTCATCTATTAATTCTGGTTCATCATAATCCTCATCTTCCCTAGCCATATGTCTATCGTAGTCGGGATTAGGCATACCCATTTTCATAGTGCCTAACAATGCTTGGTCTGTAAAGGAGTCGGGATTCTGCATATTAAACTCTCTTACACCTGATAGGGGAGTCATCGCCGGGGTTTTAGTTGTCGGGTGACTATTAATTCTATCAAATAGATTTGCCCATATAGGAGATAAGAAATCAAACATTGTTGTTTTACCTGACCTAGCATCTTGAATCCAACAGAAATGTATTCTTGTATCTAGTGTCAATCGCCCAACCGGTATTCTCACTATATCTTTACAGATACAACCTAGCGTTACAAAGTATGACATTATCCCTGCATACTCATTATGGAGAGAAAACTGACCTACTGTTTTTCTCCACTTCAAAGCATCCTTTGGATAGTCTACTCTTTTAGCCCTAACTGCATGAACAAACTCATCATCATTTAACGGTTGTAATGCATCATATAATTCCCACTCATCTATCTCTAAATCTTGACTCAATATTTCACCTCATCTTCTGCACTAAATACCTCATGGATATTCTGTGCGGTTCCTTTTCCTATTCCTTCTATTGTACAGATTTCTTTTTCATTTGCGTTTAGTAATTCATTAATGGTTCCAAATTTCTTTAATAGTAATTTTGCTTTTTCAATTGATATTCCTTTTACTGTTGATAACATGTCTATTCTTACATCGTCTGTTCTTATTTTCTTTGGTAATTGTTTTTGTATTATTAGTTTTTTATTTATATTAGCGTAACAAGATAGAACTATATGGGCGGCTGTTCTATAGTTGTCTACCCATACTACCTTTGTATCGGTATGAATAGTAATTGAAGATAGCGCACCTACAAACATCCCTTTAAGTTTATTCTTCCATTTAACCGAACTACCATAACCCTTCTTATCTAAGTAAGATACTGCATCGTCTAAATTACCATAGATTAATAGTATATTAACATCATACTCTTTATCCATATTATCTAACTGATTAAACATTCTTTTACTTCTAACCGATTGAAGAAAGTCTGCGGTAGTCTTCGCTTCAAAACAAATGGATGGGTCAGATTGAATCACATAATCTCCTATTTCCAACCAAACCTTTTCATGGGGCTGCTGCTGCTTACCGCATAAAGTTATTATGTGTTTGGCTAACTGCGAATCTTCTCTACTGTCTATTAATAACATATCCATCCCTACTGATTTGGGTATCTCCAACACTTGCCAACACAATACCCTTCACTAATTAAGGTGTGACAAGATGGAGCCATGTATCTTTTACCTACAATAAACTCTACATGTTTACGAGTTTCTCTACTGCTGTAGTCAATCCATACATCTTCATTTTCTGCGATGCTTTCTATCTCCGATACTATTTCTGCTGTAATACTATTGAGGGCTGTTCCACTAATCTCCCTAGCGGAGCAATCCAAATCATAGTCTAGTATGGCTAACTCGGATAACACTTCATTATACCATTGTGCAAGTAATACTCTTGACCGGTGATTAGGATTTTCTACCATTATGGCATTCTTTAAACAGGGGATAATTGGTAGTTTGCCAGGAGATTCTGTATGTTCTATTTCTACTTCGATAGCATCAAAGTATCTTACTTCCGGCCATGTTACTAATTCACTACCTATTACTAGTTCTTCTCTAGATAATTTTCTAGGGCCCTTTTTAGACATTTCTAATATTTCATTTAGTGGTCTTTCTAAATCGGACTCTATCAATGGTATGCACCACCTACCAGCCTGCATATGATAGGTATTCATAACCCTGCGAAGTCTAGCGTTGTTAATTACTCCTGTATCTAGACAGGGGCTATTGCCTGTAACATCATGACAGATATTGAAATATGATTTAATCTCTCTCAAATTACTAGCCCGCACACCATATACAAATATGTAAAACCCTCTACCGGAAAAGGCCATCCTATGTTCTATATTACCCAACCAACCATGTAGTTTTTTCAAACAGGCAAACGCCTCTTCTAAATTACCATCGTGTGCATCTAAGTCAAGAAAGATTCTATCTAAAATTACACTGTACTCTAGCCCTCGGTTTTCTGAAAAGAACTCAAAGTCATATACGGAAGTATAGACATTCATTTTACCATTGTAGGTATTAACAAATTTAGAATACTCTTTATCAGTTTTTACAATTTCCCTTCTAGGATTTACTGCACCCTTGATATGGCTACCTGCCCACATCTCTCTAGGGAATATCAATCTATCATGCCTCTAGATTTTAAATCATCTGAAGATAACTGTTTGAAGTCACCCCTAATCATCTCTTTAATTTGCGTTGGAACTTTCTCATCTTCACTTGGCTCATCTTCACTTTCCATACTATCACTCTCCACAGTTTCATTATCCACTCTATCGGTATTATCACTATCATTTTCTATCCACTCTAATTTTGCTGAACTTTTCAAGTCTACTACTGCATCATCTAAATACGAAGATACCATTTTAGAAGCATGAATTATTGCTCTATCCATAAACTCTTCTTTGATAATCTTTTGCACTTCCTCTCCGCAGAAGTCTACTATTGAACCCATTGACATTTCAGAAAATGACTTAATTAGAATTTCTCTTAACTCTACTTCTAAATTCATTATACTTTTGACTGTCCAATGATGACCCATTACTCTACTCTCTATATCTTTAATAACTCTATCAGAACCAATCATACTGTTCACTTCCTGCTGCTGCTTCACAATGGTCGAAGTGTCCACAATGAATACACTTTTTATGAAAGTAGGTAAACTCAAATTCATCCTCTTCATAGGAATTAATCAATTTGTCTATTGACCTTAACACTGCTGTTGTAGACCTCTTACTAATCTTTTCTGCATATACATAGTTTGATGCAGGGAAATACCAACCCCAATGAGTAATAGGAATATCGGGGTCTAACCCGACAGACCTAACTTCATCAGGGTCAGCGTTCTCAAATAGCAACTTATAGAAAGCCATTTCCTTTCTCATTCTAGTCTTGGCCGTGTCCTTCCAAACGCCTGTCTTTAACTCCATAGGAATATAGCCACCATCTTCATAGAATATTCTATCTATAATACCTTGAAAGTGAACCTCTACTCCATTCTCAGTAGTAAATCTTGCGTTCAACATTATTTCATTACCAACAGGAATAAAGTTATCTAGAGTTTCTTCCTCTATACATTCTAGAAATCTCTCCGTATTATATGCTGACATGGCTCGGTAAATATCTTCATAATCTTCACCATGCGCTTCGGGATATACAGACCTAAAGTATGTTGTTAACTCATAAGCATCATTAGCATACTCTTTAGCCTTATCAATATCTACCATTTTCCAGAAATCTTCTTCACCATTATGAATCCGTGTTCCTTTAATCATGGCATCCGAAGTCTTTTGTTTAATGTCTTGTCTGTATGAATAATTGTAGTTAGCAGGACAAAACCCGTAACTACCCAATGAAGATTTAGTAATCTTTAACATTGGTTCTGTTTCTCCTGCGACCCACTTATAGGTATAAATTCCATTTTCTTTTTTCATTTTTAACACCTTCACAAAGTTTGGGTCTGGTCGCTTTTCACTTTTTTTAATTCGTCTATGAATAGGCTTGCCCCCTTTCTTGTTAAATCATCTCGGACAGCGCCACCTAATTTCTTAATATAGTTTAACTGCTTTTCAGTAGGTTCAGACGCCTCATTATCCTCAGATACCTTTCTATTATCCGGCATATTCTTTCTCAATAGAGAAGCAGTAGTTAAGTCATGACAAGGTTTGCATAACTCAATTACATTAGAGCGCATCTTAATCATGTGTTCTAATCCCTCTTCTTTACATCTATGTTGGGAAATAATATGATGCCATTCTGTAGTATCTGACTTATCACTACAAATTTCACATTCATATTTCTTTACCCAATTAATTGCTTCTTTCTCTAGAAGTTCTTCTAACTCTTTTTCACAAAAGTTATACTGTTCCTCTAACTTAGCCATTCTATCTTTCACTTGTTTTATACTTTTTACATACGATTTTACCATATTTACCACCATTCTTCTAATCTTTTTTGTATTCCTTTCATGGAAACTGCTTCTAAATCCCAATCCATACTACTGTATATTAGGGATATTTTCTTTATTATTTCTGATTCTGCT